AGCCAGCCTAGTAGACATTTATGAACCAGGAGTCATATATGTTGAAACAAACCAGGGTGGTGATCTATGGCAGGACGTATTTAAGAATATACCTGTTAAATATAGATCAATTAAGCAATCCGTTTCGAAGCAAGTCCGTGCAGGAAAGGCTTTGAATTATTATCAGCAAGGAAAAGTCAGACATACCGCTCATTTCCCTGCGTTGGAAGAACAGATGTGGTCCTTTCCAAAAGTATCACATGACGACGTACTTGATGCGGTAGTTTCAGGAATCCTGTATTTCCTAGACAATAAAGCACCAAAAGTGCTTGCAAGACAATTAAATTACTTAAGGAGATAAAATGTCAGATATTAAAAATGCTTTTGATGCCATTACGGCTAAAACAGAAGAATATAACCGTGCTGATGCCTATTATGATGGAACAAATAAAGAAGTATTTGCAAATCAGCGCTGGTTTAGAATGTTTAGATACGAAGGAAGCGACTTTAGATTTAATTTTTCTAAAACAGTCGTAGACTCAGTTCTAAATAGACTTGAGGTAGCTCAGGTTCAAACAACATCTGCATCAGCAGATGCATACATCAATCAGATTTGGGAACAAACAGATCTAAAGATTGATATGAATGAAATTCACCGCAAAGCTTTGGTCTATGGAGATTGCTATGCAATCGTCTGGCCAGACATGAATGGTCAGTTAGCTATTGATTATAACTCACCACTACACACAACAATTGTTTATGATGAGGAAAACCCAAGAGTTAAGTCATATGCAGCTAAAATGTGGCAGGTTACGCTAGAAGACAAGAAGATTATCAGAATGAACATGTATTATCCAGACCGTATTGAAAAATATGAGTCAATGGGTGATCTAGAAATCATTACTCACGCTCCAAACTTTGTTTTAACAGAAGTTATTCCAAATCCATGGGGAGAAATTCCAGTATTCCACTTCCGCACAAACAAGCCTTTTGGAAGACCTGAACATGCTGATGCATATGGCCCACAAGATGCAATTAATAAATTAATCTCAACACATATGTATTCAGTTGATTATCAAGGTGCACCACAGCGTTATGCGCTATCAAATGGTGGCAATGCATCTGAATTTGAAGACTTCTCTGAGGACGATACAGCAAGAGAAAATCTTGGTTCATTGCAGAATGGCCCAGGACAACTCTGGTATCTACAGGGAGTTCAATCAGTTGGACAGTTCCCACCAGCAGATCCAGACACATTTACAAAGCCAGTTATTGAATTTGTAAATGCAATGGCAGCTATTACATCAACACCAACACACTACTTTGCAAAGGGAAGCTATATTCCTTCAGGTGAAGCACTTCGTGTGTCTGAAGCACCACTTACAAAGAAGGTTCTTAATCGCCAGCTTGCTTTTGGCTCAGCATGGAGAGATTTATTCAAATTCATGATTAGAGTTGAAGGAATTCAGGCAGATGTAGAAATTATTTGGAAGAGTGCTGAAACAGTAGACTCAGTAGACAGTTGGGATATCGCAGTTCGCAAGAAGTCTGTAGGTATGCCACTAGAGCAGATTCTATTGGAGCTTGGATATGATGCAGAAATTGCAGCACAAGTTGCTGAAGCATCTATTGCAGCTACTGGACCACAAACAGATCCTACAGAAATAGCACTTCGTGGAACAGGATTAAATACAAATAACTTAGCTCTGCAACAAGCAGCAGCTGAAAGAGATGAACAGACAGGACAACAATGACAGAAGAAACTCAGTTAGATGGTACGTCAACTGAATCTGAAGAAATAAAAGATCCAGCAGCAGTTCTTGCAGCTCTTGATCGTGCCAAAAAGGATGCTAAGCAATTCCGTGAGGAAAAAGAAGCCCTTGAAGTACAGATAGACAAGTATAGAAATGAAAATGCCAAATATTCTGGCAAATTGCTAAGAGAAAAGGTAATGCAACAGTTGGCGGAGTTAAAACTAGCCAATACTGATAGATTATTTAAGTATCTTAAACTAGACGAACTATCATTTGATGAAGAATTAAATGTAATTGGTTTAGAAGATCAAATTAAGGGAATCAAAGAAGATTTTCCAGAATTATTTGATCCAAAGCTATTAGTTGCAGGAAAAGCAGATTCTGCTGATTCAACACCAGTAGATAGAAAAATTTCAGCATCAGAACGTCAAGCAATGGCGGTTCTGGGTAGAAAATAGTACTGTTTTGCGGTATAATTTGAGTATGCAAGGCTCCAAATGGACGTTTGGGCTTGCGACCATAGATATATTGGACGATAGTCTATTTTCAATAGTTCAAAATAACATAACATAAGGAGAAATAACATGGCTAGAACAGATTTTACAGAAGCTAATGGTTATATTCTCGAAGAGCAGGGTTCTGCGGTCATTCAAGACCTTATTGCTAATTCAGCAGTAGAACGCTTTGCTCGTCGTGAAACCATGGCATCTCGCACAAAGACTGTACCTCGTTTTGTTACAGACGCTCCACAAGTTGTCGCTGAGGGTGGAACAATCCCAGAAGCATCAGCAACTTTGGATGAAATTGTCTTGACAGCACGTAAGTACGCACAGATTATGCACGTTTCAGAGGAAGATCTAAATGATAACCTCGTAGATGTTTTAACAGCATCAAAGAGAGAGTGGGCTTCACGTTGGGCTCGTAAGTTCGACAATGCTTGCCTTGGCGTAACAGCTGTAGGCGATGGCGACGACGGACAGCCGTTCAACTCATTGTACTACTCAGTAACACAATACAACTCAGCAAGCAACAAGATTGCAACTGCTGGAGCTCTAACATTCGAAGACATTTCAAATGCTCTTGGACTTGTAGAGTCATCATCTAAGTTTGATGCAGCAAACACTGTATTCATGGCTCACCCAAAGATGCTTGCACATATCCGTGCAATGGTCGGTGCAAACAATGAATACGTATTGCCTAACCCACTAGATGCAACACCAGGAAGCCTTCTTGGCTACCCACTAGTTGTATCATACGGTGCTGCTACATCAGCAGCAGCAACAGATGCTCCTGCAGGAAACCCACTTCTAATCGTAGGAAACCGTCAGATGCTTATCAACGGTGTCCGTGGTGGAGTTGAATCAGTTGTATCTCGTGATGCAGAATTTACTAAGGATGGAGTTCTTCTTAAGACACGTATTCGTCGTGGCTTCGCAGTTGCAGATGCATCAGCATTCGCAATCGTTGAGAAGACTTCAGCATAAGGGGGAATAGAATATGCCATCAAAACTATACGGACAATTCCTAGCAAAGTCCCTCAATAAGGAGATCGATTGGGATTCAGATACCATTAAGGTAGCTCTTCTAACATCTGCTTACACACCTAACCAAGATACTCACGATTATTTCGATGATGTATCTGCAAACGAAGTATCTGGAACTGGCTACACAGCTGGTGGACAGACACTTGGAAGCAAGACAGTAACCTACGATTCAGGAACTAACGTAATTGTTCTTGATGCAGCAGACGTTACATGGTCTTCTTCAACAATCACTGCTCGTTACGCAGTAGTCTACAATGACTCAGGCGCAACTGCAGGATCAAAAGCATTAATTGGATATGTAGACTTTTCTTCAGATCAGTCTTCAACCAACGGTAACTTTACAATTACATGGGATGCGACAGGTATTGTCCGCATTACAGTAGCGTAAGGTAATCCAATGGACGTAAGGGTAGAAGCGGGACCACTAACAGCAGGCGCTGTAATGGTGGAGTCAAAGACAGTTGTTGAGTTAATCTCCAATGTTGTCATTATTGCTCCAACTGTATCCCGCTTCTCCCTTGCTCCAGTTTTATCAATAGGCGGAAATAGTATCTCTTCAATTACCCCAGAATTTTCTATAGGAGGATTGAAGGCTGCGGTATAACCGTAGCCTTTTTTTATTATGACAGCATGGCTAACTAGAATTGCAACACTTACTCAGCCTAAGTGGTGGTTGAAGCTTGATGGAACAACTGCTGGAAGCAGCCCAACAACAGAATCTAACTCAGGTAGCTATGGCGCATGGTTTGGAACATCAGTTACTGGATCAACATCTGGTTGCGTTGCTGCATCAAACGGCATATCTAATACATACTGGAGTTTTCCAAACGGAAATAACGCATCAACTGGACAAAGGGTTTTTAGCTTTGATCCAGCCAATACAGATGCTAGCGCAATATTTGGAGGAAGCCCATTTACTATAGAGTTTTGGGTTAGACCAAATACTGGATATAGCAATAGCACAAACTTTGGAGTTTTTTGGATATCAGCATCTAGATCAGAACCAGTTTTTGACGCATATATTCCAAGACCTGGAATAACAGATGCTGGTAAGATGATTTTTAGATATGGTGGAACTACTGTTCAAACTTTAGCTTCAACAAATTCAATTGCTGATGGAGCTTGGCACCATGTTGTATTTACTTATGGTGGATCATCAAACAGCCACAGAATGCGTTTATATATAGATGGGGTACAGAATGGTTCTACTAATACTAGCGGCATAGGAAACTTTGCCTATACTCTTTTTGATAGATATTCTAATTTATATATTGGAATAAATAAAGATGGGGCAAGTACTGGTTCATACAGAGGAGATTTAGACGAATTCTTAATTTATGATTATGAATTAACAGCGGCACAAGTATCTGGAAATAACACAGCTGGAATTCCAGCAATAAGCATTAACTATACAAATACTACTGGTGCAACAGCATCAGCAACTATGCCAATGCCAACTCATACTGCAGAAACAGTAATAAATATTAACTATAGTTCAGGCGTTCTTGGAACTGCCTCAGCAGATATAGTAAATCCTGTAATATCTATTTCTTCAATTCTAGACGGATTTGGAGTTATGGGAACTGCCTCATCCCTAATGGTAGACCCTACAATTACAACTACTAGATCTGTAAACTATTCAGCAGACCCTGCTACGGCATCTGCAACATCTCCAAATGCTACAACGGTAGTCCAGAAATTTTTAACATATTCAGCAAGTCCAGCCACAGCATCTGCTTTGTTCTCTAGCAATGTATATTATGGAGAAACATTACAAGATACTGCTTATAATTTAGATATTCGAAGAGTATTTAGCTATAATTCCAATAATTTAGATGGCAATAATGGATTTAATATTGGAACTACATCAGATGGTGCTCCAGATACTATTACTGGTAGGGATGCTGTAGTAATTAAAGCTAATACTGGTTTTCCTGTATATAATAAAATAGTTAAAGTAAAAATTAATAGCGCTCATGTAACCGCAACAATTCAAGGTGGAGATAGTACAAATAATACATTTAATATATATGTGTTAACTGCAAATCCAACAACTGGCACACTTACTACTGCACCTTATTCAAGTTTTACTCCAGTTCGTGAATATTTATATACTACTAGAGATTCTGACGATGGCGGAATAACACAATACCTTGATTTAACTCCAGCATTTGCAGATGCAAGATCTGCAACTTATGGAATAATGATTGAACATGTTCATACAGAAACAGCTGGTATTGGAACAATTTATGATCGTACAGAATACACTGGAACTAATTTACAAAATCAATTATTATATGTTCTTACATCTGACATAGTTAATAAAAATATTAACGCAGATATTATTACGGCATCAGCCCTTGCAGTAGATGCAGCAGTAGATGCTCAAAAGTATGTAAATGTGTCTGCAGATCCATCTACAGCAAGTGCAAACTCTGTAACACCAGATGTTGGTCTAAGCGTCGGATTTAATGCTGACTCATCTACAGCTTCAGCAGAAGCAGTCCAGCCTACATTTGCTAGAACCGTAGAATTCCCACATGAACATGCAGAAGCATTTGGAACAATGCCAAATGTTCAAGTATTTGCATTTGGAACAATTACATATGCAGCAGCACCTGCTACTGCCTCAGCAGATCTACATATGCCTCAAACACAAATTGGAGATGAGCATACAGCGGCATCTATGGAAGGATCAGCATTATTCGTAATGCCAGGCCTTATTATTCCAGAATCTGTAGATGCTATGACTACAACTGCATCAACATTATTTGTAGACCCAACAGTAAATGCACAGTTGCTTGGAGCATATAATGCTCAGCCTATGACAGCAAATGCTATGTCTCCAAATCCACCAGCTTACACAAACCTATTTGGTGATGAATGGTATGCTGCATTATATGCACAAC